GGAGCATCCTGTATTGCGGTAATTTTACCGTCTAGCCAAAACATCATACTTCTAAAAACGGTAGCTAAATCTTTAAGTACTTTGTAAGATTCTTCTTGTCTCGATAGATAAACATTACAAGAAAATCTGGGCTCTAAACCGCCTTTTCCATCGGGGACTAACTCATCGCAATAACGAGCAACTTGATATAAAGAATATATATCAATATCTTCCTCCCGTAAAAACTCTCCTAATCCTATCTCCTTGTCTGTAAGAATATCGTAAAAAATCCAAGCAGGATTATTTGTATAAACTTTTCTAAAATTAGGGTTGGAAGGGTTGGTTCCTTCCCCTCTAAAAGTCCCGTCCCAAGTAACATAACTGTCCGTATCCGCTCCCGTAGTTTTATTTCTTGTATACTTTGCTGTTGTTCCTGTTTCTTCTCTCGTAAGATAGTTCGTAGGAACTTTAATTTTTCTACCTCTAATATGGTAGGAACGTTTAGGAGGTGTATTATATGTTTCCGCACTAAAATTAACAACGGAATAGGCGCTAGTCGGATAACTCAATTTATCGTATATATAACAATCTATAGTCTTTAAAGTGGAGGGCCCTGTAAAGTTATTATTATCTCGGGTGTACTCTTTACTGGACTCTGGACTCATTCTACGAATAAGAACTCTCCACTCATCAAAAGGTTTGACAGGTTGAAGATCTACTCTGAAAGTGGATAAAAAAGGCCCCGCATTGGTTCTAGAAATGACCGCATTTCCTATACCTCTATAACTAGATTTATCTACGGCTTTTTTCCCATATATATAATCTCTCGCAGCTAATTTTAAACCGTCTTTAGCCCCTGGAGCACTCCAATTAGGGGGGTTTTGAGTATAAGGATTAAAATCAGTAGCTATAGAAACAGGAGCGCCGTTTACATAGTTATTACCCCAGATTAATTTACTTTCCCAGTTTTGTTGTCCTGAAGGAAGCCATTGCAATACTACTTGAAATTCTGCGTATGCTATAATATCATTTCCAAGGTCTGTAACATGACGCAAACCTGCGGGAAACTCTATATTAATATCCAGAGCATCTATTTCGGAAGCAGTATTTTGTCCAAAACTTTGACTAGTTGATGCAAATATAATTTCCGATTGAGAAAAAGGCGCCGTATTCTTTCCGTAAGTTGACCAAGTTAATTCCGTCCCTTGAGCAAAAGAAAAAGCTGCGCTTGGAATTACATTAGAAGAAAGTGAATAAGCTTTTTGATTTCTACTTCCATTAAAAATATAAGCATTTGCTTGGTCGTATCTTACTCTTCTTGAATTTGTTCCTGTATTAAAAGTAGCTGGAGAAATACGAATAGCCGAAGAGGAGACAGGAACTGTAGGAGCTTCATCAGCTAAAGTTACTGTATTAGTTCCTACCCCAGAGACGACTTTTGATAAAAAATCGACAGAAATCGCTGCTCCGTTATTTACATTTCCGGTAATAGGAGGTTCAATTGTAGCTTTCCTATTGTCTGAAGTATAAGAAACCCAAGTTATTCCTGAACCAGTGTCAGATCCATTAGCAAGATCGCTAGAATCTCCGTTTGCTTGTCCGGACACAGAACCTGTAGCTTCGTAATAAGTTCCTCCATCGTCAGTAGCTTTAACCACATCTCCGATAGCGTAGGTTCCTCCTACTTCCCAGTCTCCTACTAAATTAGTATTATCGTCATATATTGATGTAAATATGCAAGTATGAATATTTCCATCTGCTAAAGTTATACGAACAAAGTGATTTACATAGTCTTCGAAAAAAGCAGACGCAGTACCGGAAGCATTGCTCAAGTATTTAGATTTTAGAAAAGAAGAATTAGCTACCTTAATCTCACTAGAACCTTTTACTAAAGCTCCTGAAATTGTACTCGTGTCCCCCGCGCTACGAATTAAAGCGTATCTATCTCCATTCGCTAAATTAACACCATCAAAAAGTTTTCCAAAGTTAGTAAGAGTAGCTTTACTATTTTGATTCGTTACCGTAGCTGTGCCATATTTAGGGGCGACAGCTCCAGAATCGTCTTTATCTAGTAAAGAAGTTCCATTAAAATAAACTCCTCCTAAGCCTCCTACTACACCCTCTATTTCTCCTTGAGCGATTAAGTCATAAATCGTTCCTCGCTGTCTTCTTGTCGTATTATAAAAAGCCATTATTATTGATACTCCGTGGTTGTCTCGACAGCGGTGTCATAGTTTAATAAGTCAATATCTGCAGGAATATAAATGTTACCGGTTAACTCTGAAGTTATCCAATAACCTGACTCTCCGTCTGCTCCATTTGGAGAAGCTGGTCTATAGTATTGAGAGATAGGTGCACCCCCAACAACTAGCTCACCGTAAGCTACAGGTACGGGAAGTCCTTGTGTGATTGAATTAGTAGGGCCATCAAAAAGATAGGCTTCATCTGTACCTTGATCAAGCTCTGGTCCTGGCATCATAATTTGTGAAATACCTGTGATAGCTAAGTTTGCTGCTATAGAAGCTGCTATAAGTCCTGCAGTATTTAATCCTCCCAAGACTGTCATTGTACCTGCTCCTGCACCGCCTACTGCTGCTCCTGATTGAGCAGCAACTTGAGTTGTATTAAATAATAATGTTTGAGTCCCTGGTATTAAAAATAAAGTTGCGATAGCTAAAGCGGCAAGAATTTTTGCTCCTCCCGATTTTGAACCTGTAGGAACTTCTGTAATAATTATATCTTCTTCATTCAAGGTTAAAAAAAGTTCTTCTTCTTGGCTAAGTATTTCCGAGCCTCTTTGAATTTCAAAACCTACACCACTTTCTGCAGCTTCTATCATATACTGTCGAAACCCTGGAGTTTGGCAATCAATTAACTTAAAAATATCACGAATATTTTTACAGTTCGCTTCCCAATAAGTACCAAATTCTGAAATACCGCCATTTAAATAAACTCTTTGCATCTCACAAACCTTTTTACATGTTGTCTCCAACCCGAGTAGAGAGATTCTCTACATGATAATCTATAAATCGCATGGTGCATAAATATGTCTTCGCCCAAATAAATACCACAATGATTAGGGACTTCGCAGTATACTTGAAGTATAATTCCATCATGTTGTTTAGGTTCTTTTACTTCTACAAAGCCAAACGCATCGAACAATTCATCAAAATAATTTAAGCCTTTTAACCACCAATCATCTTCAAAAGGTATAGTGGGGAGTGTAATTCCTAAGTCTTGATAGTAGTCTCGCACTAGAGAATAGCAATCGTATTTTCCAAACTCGTAATTTCTTCCCAATAGAGGAGACTTTACTTTCTCGGGAACGTATTCGTACTTTTTCATAGTCTCTAAAGAATATATAAAATAAGGTATGCCTAAAAAATCACTGGTTTTTTTATCTGCTTCACTTGGCTCCTCATTACTGTCTGGATGACTGTGTAGTATAGCATATATGTCTCCTGAAAGACTGGCAGTTACATACTCTTTTGGGTCTATATAAAAGTCTTCTTTTGGATTTTCTGCTTTATTTTCGCAGGGTATCCAGTAAAGTTTACCTCTCCTATTCTGTAATATACCACAGCCTTCATTTGGAAACTGATCTATAAAATAATCGAAAATTTGTTTATCGTCTTTGTAAAGCACCGGGAAAGCCTCCGAAAGGTAAAGAAGTTCTGGATTTAGCTGCAAACACTGAAACTGCGTTACCCGAGACGGTCTCATGCGGTATAGCATAAAAACGTAATCTACAAGAAGCTAGAGTTTTACCACAAACATCTCCTGCTGTCCAATTAATCCCTTCCTGTAGGCTATTGTGATTATTAGCATCCTGAGTTTTTTTCGCCTGCCACAGTACTCCACTATTTAAGGCATACTCATTAAATCTAGGATCTTTAAAAGTATCATACTGGTTTGAAGAACTATAATTTTCGTACTTCCATACTCTTCTCCAGATACTTTTTTCCGAGTCAGATGGGGAAGTATTAGTATCTATTAAACATTGCCAATAGTTTACCCTATTAGCTGCCGAAAGTATTCCCGAAGAATCGATCTTATAGAAACCTTCGGGGGTGGTTTCTGTAGTACTATAATATTCTCCTCTTGTTCCAGTACCTGCCCAAACAGTGAATGTAGTATTAACAATATATTCATCATTCCTCGACATAAATAAATTCTCAGAAGAGCGTCTGAAAGTAGCGTCCCAATCACAGCCTCCTACTCTATCGTAAAAATTTAAAGAATCTCTGGCACCTTTATACTTAAAAGGACATGCTCCTCCTACAATAATTCTTCTAGGTAGTTTTATTCCTGCTAGATCATAAGGAGTGGAAAGTTCAAACTCTACCTGAAGTACATTTTTAGATTTGATTCTATCAATAATATAAATTTGTTTTGGTAGTTCTATAGAAGGATTTGAATCTCCGGCCTCTCCTACAAGATATCTTTGAAAGGTTGTTCTTCTAACTATCTTTTTCCCTATAAGGACTTCGAAATCTCCACCTATTTCTGTTCTTAAAGTATTTTCTAAATTTGCCATACGAACAGTGGGTCTACTGTAAGAACCGTCGGAAGAAATATCAAAACCTTCCACTTCTAATGGAAAAGGCTCATAAGTTTGTGGAGTTCCAGAAGCATCCCTAAATTGCACTTTATGCTCTGGGGAAACGTTTACATCATCATATCCACCAGGATAGAAATATAAATAGCTTCCTTCGGCATACTCCAACTCATATAAAACAACTAAAGCGGAGCCCGGCTCCTGTTTTTGAGCGTCATCTATAACTTCATTTGTCATGGTTCATATACTCTTCTTAAAGTCGCTGAACAAGAGTTTATTTCTGTATTATAATAGGTCTGATTGTACTCTTCGCATACCACTTTTACAGTTCTTTCTCCTGTACCGTTAGGAACTGTAAAAGAAAAAGAAGTTACTCCCGCTTTTCCATCTAAAAAATCCATAATAGCGTCGATCTCAGTGTTAGGACGATTATTAAAAGAAACTTTAAAAGTTTCTCTTATATTGTTAATA